GTACAGAATGGTAAAGCCTAGCGGTTTAATCGTTATGTCCTGCGCCACTACAGGCAGAGCAGAGCATGGCACTAAGCGCACTAGCCCAGGAGATGCTCCATTTTGCAATGATTATTACAAGAACTTAACAGAGCAAGACTTTGTAGAGAATTTTGATATAGACAGTATGTTTTCTGTTTATGAGTTTGCAGTAGGAGAGGCTACCAAGGATCTCTACTTTTATGGGGTAAAAAAATGAAGATGACTAAAAAGCAAGCCAAGATCGGCAAGGTAATGGGCGAGTACAAAGAAGGCACTCTACATTCCGGCAAAGGTGGCAAGGTAGTTAAGAATCCTAAACAAGCTATCGCTATTGCTATTTCCGAAGCTACCAAAAAAGCTCGTTACAAGAAATGACAGACCAGGAGTTGCAAGCTCTGATACAGAGTATGGTTTATCAAAGAGATGCAAACAGCGCATACAGTAACCCTTTGCCACAAGAAACAAGGCCAGAGCCTATGCCAAGCCAGATAAATCCTGCGCTTATGCAATACATGGCACAAAACTTCCAAGGTGGACAAGAGAATCAATTTTCCCCAGTAGGATTAATGGGTGGTGGCGCAGCATACAACGCTGGCGATGCTAAAGGCGTTGGATATGGTGGCAGACTAAGCGCAGATCTACCTTTGAGCGAGCAGCAGTTACTTAATCTTGGCGTTAGCGGAATGGCAAGCGATGTTACCTATGGCATGGGTACTCCATACCAAGGCAGAAGTGCTAGATCAGACATTACAGGCATAGATGCAACGCTAAGGGATCTAGCCAGAAATCAAGAGTTCGGGGCATCTTTCGCTAAAGACCCAATTAAGAATGACCCTTTCTACAGTCTTTTTTACAGAAAGCGTTTCTAAATGAAAATAAGGGATGCTGCCAAGATATTTGAGCGCATAGGTGTAGCTGGGTACAACAAACCCAAAAGAACTCCAAGCCATCCCACTAAAAGCCATGTTGTAGTAGCCAAAGAAGGCGATCAAGTTAAGACTATCCGATTTGGTCAGCAAGGCGAAAAAGGTAGCCCAGATGGTAGTGCAAGGAATAAAGCATTTAAAGCTCGCCATGCTAAGAACATAGCCAAGGGCAAGATGAGCGCAGCATTTTGGGCCAACAAAGTAAAGTGGTAAAACTGTTGTTTAAATGATACACTAGCAACATCATCAACCATCACCCGTTAGGAATGGAATGCAAGGCGCAACAAAAATTGAGTGGAGATTAGTAGAAACCCTGATCCCTTATGCTAAAAACGCTAGGACACACTCAGACGAACAAGTAGCTCAGATCGCTGGATCTATAAAAGAGTTTGGATTTAACAACCCTGTACTTGTAGATAAAGATAACAGCATTATTGCTGGGCATGGCAGGCTTATGGCAGCAAGAAAGCTAGGCATGGATAAAGTGCCAGTAGTCCAGCTAGATCACATGACCGAGGCGCAAAGAAAAGCCTATGTATTAGCAGACAATCGTATCGCCCTAAACTCTGGGTGGGATACCAGTATGCTATCACTAGAGCTGCAAGAGCTAAAAGACGATATAGACCTATCCTTACTGGGATTTGATGCAGACGAGCTAGATGCCCTACTAAACCCAATAGAGGAAACAGAAGGGTTAACGGATGAAGATGCTGTGCCTAATGTACCAGACGAGCCTAAGACAAAGCTAGGGGATATCTACATATTAGGCAACCATAGGCTAATGTGCGGTGATAGCACTAGCATTACAGATGTAGAGAAGTTGATGGATGGTCAGAAGGCTGATATTTGCTTTACATCGCCACCATATAACGCAGGATCGTTGCAAATAAAAGGCAACGCTAGAACTGAGAAAAAATACAATTCTTTTGATGACAACCAATCAGAGGATGAATATAGAGATTTTGTAATATCTAACCTAAATTGTATATTTGCCGTATGTAACGAGGTTTTATATAACATAGGGCTAGTAGAAGGTAATAAGCGTGTAATTGTAGATGTATTAGCGCATTACAAAAATCAATTTAAAGACATTGTTTATTGGAAAAAGAATAATGTTGCACCGCACATACAGGGTGGTGTAATCAATAATTTAGTTGAATTTATCTTATGTTTTGGTGATGGCAAACGCAAATTTCAAAATGCACAGTTTAGTCAAGGGTCTTATTACAATGTAATTGAAGGATCATCGGCTGCTGGCAATGAATATTCAAGTATACATAAAGCAACATTCCCATTGTATTTGCCTGAGAACATAATCAATAATTTTTGCCCATCAAAAGGTATCGTATTAGATACATTTGGCGGCACAGGCACAACCATGATTGCTGCTGAAAAAATAGGCAGAAAATCGTATTTAATGGAATTAGACCCCAAGTATTGCGATGTGATTGTGCAGCGTTGGGAAGAATTTACAGGTAAAAAGGCCGTACTTTCGGAGTTAGAAAAGGAAGAATATGCAGGGTAAAGAGCATATTCCTACAGATGAGAGCAGAAAGCTAGTCCGAAGCCTGAGTGCTGTGGGAATTAAATATGTAGATATTGCTGGCAAGCTAGACATATCAGACGATACGCTAGTCAAGCACTACAAAAAGGATTTAGAGGATGGGCGCATAGATGCTAATGCCTCTATCGGTCAAACGCTATTCCAGCAAGCAAAGAACGGCAATACGGCTGCTGCTATCTTTTGGTTAAAGACTAGAGCGCAATGGAAAGAAACAAACGCATTAGAGGTTTCTGGCGCAGATGGCGGTGTAATTAAAGTTTCATGGGAACAATAGTAATACCCTACAAGCCTAGAGAGCCTCAGTTAAAACTACATGAGGTAGTAGATGCACATCGATTTACTGTTGGGGTCGCTCATCGTAGGATGGGTAAAACTGTGGCTGCACTTAATCACATTATCAAGTCAGCCCTTGAAAACGAAAGAGAAGCCCCTAGATACGCATACATAGCACCAACATACGGACAAGCAAAGCGAGTAGCTTTCGATTACTTGTGTAAATACACAAGACCATTAGGTGCTGTAATTAATGTAGCTGAGTTACGAGTAGACTTTATGGGGCGCAGAATTCAGTTATATGGATCAGATAACCCAGACTCGCTCCGAGGCCAATATTTTGACCTAGTGGTGTTAGACGAGATTGGGGATCAAAACCCTAAGATATGGAACGAGATCATTCGCCCAGCTCTTAGCGATAGAAACGGGAAATGTCTATTTATTGGTACGCCAAAGGGAAACAATCACTTTAAAGACCTAAGAGATCGGGCAGAGTTAAACGCTGATTGGGGTCTTGTAGAGTTTAAGGCAAGTGAAACAGGCATCATCTCAGAAGTAGAACTAAAAGATGCTCGTAGTGAGATGGGTGATGATAAATTCAACCAAGAGTATGAGTGTTCATTTAATGCTGCTGTAGAAGGAAGTTACTACGGAAAGCTAATTAACGACCTAGAGGAAAAGGGTCGGATGTGCGAGATCACTAGAGATGATCTGTGCAAAACATACTGCGCCTGGGACTTAGGAATTGGGGACTCAACTGCAATATTTGTAATGCAGATAGCCGGACAAGAGTTCAGAGTGATGGATCATGTAGAGAATCATGGTCAAGGTCTAGATTGGTATGTAGAATGGCTAAAGGAAAACAACTGGCACAAGGCAGAGCAGCTCCTTCCGCATGATGTGGAAGTAAGAGAGCTAGGCACAGGCAAGAGCAGGATAGAAGTGCTGAGAGAAGCTGGATTAGACTGTAAGGTTCTACCAAGGCTCTCAGTAGATGATGGCATCCAAGCAGTTAGAAGATTGCTGCCTAAGTGCTGGTTTAATGTGCCAAAAGTAAAACAGGGTTTAGATTGCCTACGAAACTATAGGCGAGAGTATGACGAAAAGCGTAATGTGTTCTATGACAAGCCATTGCACGACTGGGCATCGCACTCTAGCGACTCCTTTCGTTATTTGGCATTAGGCTTAGAGCAGACTACATCTTGGTCGCAACCGATTAAAATTAACACAAAGTGGAT